CAAGCTAGTGCAAGGTAAGCACACGCGTCGATATAGGAGTCAACGTGATCTGCTGTTTCTTGTAGTCTGGCAAGTTTAACTTCGACCATCGCCAGACATGCTTGATGGTCTGAGATTGGAGTTTCGAGCATTTGCTGGAGTCGTAATGCGATTCGAGTTTGATTGATACGAGGATGACCATAAATTCTTCCTCGGTCTCCAATAATGTCAGTAGCTGATAATAGGACTTCACTTGCTTTCACACTCGCACCCTTTCCTTGGTCTCGTAGTAATCCCTAACAGCCTTACGACCTTTTAGATAACCTACGCGAATGCCGACGATACGGCCTAGATGAAAATATAGTGCTGATAAGACAATCATTGCAACCAAGTCGCCTAATGATGGATCAAACATGTTGGAGCCTTTCTATCAACGCCCTTCGTTGATGGCTCTACTGTCTCACGCCCTAAGGGGGAATTTTAGGAATTTAAGATAACGAAATGGTAACGATTCTGCGTCATCAATGTGATCATCGATGTCCCTATCAAGCTCGTTATCTAGGTCGTCCATAGCGCTTGCCAGACACGACGAATGTGCCATCCTTCTCTATGTAAATCAGATCAACCTGGACGTTCTTGCCCTCGACGTACATGATGGCAAATGCCTGTTGCCAGTTAGCTGATCCCTTTGTGTATGAGGCCTTGCTAAAGTCCATGAGGTTGCCTACTTCTACGCCATGCAGGACACGCCCTATACGGCCTCCAGAGGCCTCTGAGAAGGAGGATCTGCCTGCCCTGTGAGTATGCCCTGAGATGACGCTCTTGCCATGTCTACGGGCTGCCTCAAGGGCTGATAGACCCCCTTGTGACTTAATAGGGGTATGGTCGCCATGGACTGCTATCCAGCCAGGAGCAATGTTATACGGCTTTTTATGAAAGGTAATTCCTAGCTCATCGAACCGCATAAACTTCTCAAAGCGTAGCTCTGGTAATGAAAGGAATGATGGGATCTTACGCATGATCTGAGTGTAAAGCCGATCCGTGTGATTGGATCGAATGACCTGTGTCACCTGTAGGTCGTAAAGTACCTGCACAGCTTCATCGCGATCATCTCCAAGAGTCTGTTCATAAGCCTCTGGCGTCCCTTCTGACCACTTGCTAATCGTGTTGAAATCAATCTCGTCACCTATTGTGACTACTTCGTGCGGCTTAAACTTGGCTATGAATTGTGCTACATTCTTGACTGCGTGTCGATCATGGAAGGGAACCTGTAGGTCACTCACTATGACTATGCGCTTCATCTAATCCTCGTCGTCGTCCTCATAGGGTAAGCGATCCACTCGGTCGGGGATCGATGGCATAAGCCAGTCGGGATACGCTTCACGATCTGTAATGATCGCCAGACAGAGATCAACCGCGAATCCTGCGCGTCTAAGACTCTTATAGAACTCGTGCATGCAGATTGCGTATTGATCAAGCTGTGAGTAAGTATCGAGATCGATGACTTTCTTCTTTGCCATGTTAAAAATTATCGCTCAAGAAGTATGTTGTAAATCTCATCGACACGCGAGTTCAGTCTCTTAATTTCAGAGAGAAGATGAGTAATGACATAACCTGCCAGCCCACCTATTACGGCAAGGCTTGCAAAGTAAAGGGTCATCAAGTCCGATGTAGTCACTTTCTAGGTGTCGCGTATCCGAACACTCCAGCTACGATCGAGCCAAGGATGGCGCGGTAGTCGAGAGCGAAGTTAGATGTAGTTCCCCATACGCATAAAAATGCGCCTACTGCGATTATTGCTGGATGCTTCATGTTCATTTATTTTCCACCTATCATCGGGATATTGAACCAACTATTGTCTTCATCGCCCTTGATAGTGAAGCTGATATGTGCGTGATGATTATGCTTATTGATCCCATCATAAGGACGCCAAGCCCAAGCCTTCTTAGATGAGGCGATGCGGCCATCGAAGATGATGTAAGACACTCTTTTATCGCCAGATTTTGCAAGGAGTCGAATCTGATCAACCAAGTCAGGCATGACATCGGGCTTCCCGTTCTTGCCTGCAAGGTCGCGGTCAACATCGATGGCACGTACCCATCCTTTAACATCTGGATTATGATCAGACTTGCGAGCAGCGTGTCTCGTGTCACCGATCCAGCCGTCCGAAGTTCGATCTCTATCTGGGAATGCATCATCAATCTGCTCTCTAAGCTGAATGGCTGACTTGCATAATTTTGGTTTCATGCCAGAGACTCTAGATCAGGAAATTGCACCATGCCAGACTCGTTTAGAGTAGCAAGTGGATTCTCAGATAGTGCGAGATTTAAGAACTGTTCTTCAGTTATCTCTGAGACACTCCAATAAGAAAAATCTGCAACAAGGGCAGCCTCTGGAATATAGCCTGCGACGTTTAATTGACTAGCATTGTAATAGAAAGCGCCATCAAAGTTCGGCGGTGTTGTTCCACCTGCCTCAAGATCATTTGTATAGACTACATTCCAAGTTCCGTATCTCATGTGATCTCCTTTAACTTGGTCTTTGTCTGCTCAATTGCTTGATCTACTGGAGACAATCTTTGCTTCTCTAGCCTCAGTTGCCAATACTCACTCTGATTAAGTTCAATATCTTTGCGAGTGTAAGCAGGAAATTGCTCAAGTATTTTAAGCAATGTGTCGAACTCACGAATAGCACCCGTGGCTACTACGCGAGTCTGCTCCATACCTAATTCTTTGATCTGAGCTTCTATCTCATCAATGGCATCGCCTGTGGCTCTAAGTCTCTGGATCTCGATCTCATTTTTCTGCATCTGCAATGAGACTTCTTTAATTGTGTAGTACAGGGATTGAAGCTCTGTGACGCATTGGTAGTAGCGCATCTCGTCGGTGTCGTGTTGGTTAATAACGAACTTCTCTAACTGGAACTGCGAACGAGGTTGATGTACTTCTGCAAAAAGAGCCACAATCTCAGGCTTAAAGTAGGAAGGAATATCAGGAAGGTTACTCATGCGTCCTGCATTCCTGATGGTGACACCCCTGCAATAGATAGAGTTGCAGATAGTGTAGTTCGCGCATCTGATGAGAAAGTTATTTTGTCAATGGTTGTAACTGGAGAACTCTCAAAGCCGCCGCCAGCATAGCCAGCGACACCGTTGTTAGAGATACCTGTTGCACCTCGACGAGTTGCCGAAAGAGTTGCGGATAAAGTTGTTTTCGTGTCGGCAGGGAAGGCAATCTTGTCAATACCTGAAAGGTTGTTAGTGCCGTCATAGCCGCCTGCAAAATATCCAGCAGTAGAGTTGTTGCTGAATCCAGCCGTAGCGCTGCGAGCTGTTGTCAGGGTTGCACTTAAAGTCGTCTGCGTGTCAGATGGGAAAGCATATTTCAGAATCTGAGATAGATAAACCGAAGTATTACCGCCGCCAATATAACCTGCAACGCCGTTGTTCTGCATTCCTGCTAGATCAGATATGCCTGATCCAAGTGCAGTAGTAGTTGTCTTAGTATCGGATGGGAAGGCAATCTTGTTAACTGTATCGACTTTAGGCGAACTGAAACCACCTGCAAAATATCCAGCTACACCAGCGTTATTCATTCCTGCTAAGGCTCTAACTGCCGTTGTCAATGTAGCTGACAGGGTTGTCTTTGTGTCTCCAGGGAAAGCAATTTTGTCTATGCCGCTTAAGTTATTTGTGCCGTCATAGCCGCCGCCTGAATACCCTGCGACGCCTACGTTAGAGCACCCTGCAAGGTTGCTGCGAGCTGTTGTCAGCGTCGCGGTAAGCGCAGTCTTAGTGTCAGCAGGAAAAGTAATCTTGTCGATTGTAGGCAAAGTAGTGTTACCGCCGCCAAAATACCCTGCGACGCCTACGGCTGCAACCGCGCCTCCGCTAAATAATCCTGTCGTAATCGCGCCAATCATTATGCGATCGCGCCTACGATTGTCCACGAGTTAGCTGAAATACGGATAGCTACTGCTGTCTTATATTGGGCAAGGGTTGGAGCTGCCGAAACTGCTCCAGCCGAGACAATGGTTACTCCCACTCCAGCTGCAAAGGTAAGAAGCCCTGCGCCTGAGTTAAGAAAGGTAATTGCAGTACCGACGCCTGCGGATGTGAGAGTTGAATCTGGAGCAATAGTAATGACTTTAGTAGAGGCATTAGTAGCCTGAACTAGCACCTGATAAATATCGGTATTGGCTACCGTATAGGTTGCCCCTGATTGAGCATTCAGAGTGAACTGGACTAGGCCGTTATAGTCTGCCGCCGTAAAGATGTCGCCTGTTGCCGCTGGAAAGCCTATTGCCATGATTTTCTCCTAGTATCCCATTATGGATTGTCCGATTATACCGTAAGTCGATGATCCAATGATGAATCCCTCGACTATAGGCTCAAGTGTTGTAACTGTACATTTCATAGAGTTCGGGGTTATATCCCACGCCAATCCCTGCACCTGCAAGGTCTTAACGATTGTCGAGCCGTCTGGCTGGACATTAGTGATCTCGACGTTATCGAAATAATCTAAGCCGATGATTGTGTCCGTCGGTACATCTGTATCGAGTAGATCGACTTGGAGTTGATCAATTCGGATTGTTGTTTCTTTTCGGCTCGCGACGTAGATGTCTGCAATGTCCTGCACCTGAGCATCTGTCTGTGCAATTAGGTTATCGACGTTCATGCCATGTGGAAAATACTTAGCGATCGAGTCAGCGTCGCTTGATGAGACAGTAGTGCCACCTACTCGAAGCATGGTTGCGCTGTTGATGATGAGTTTGTCATCAAAGGCGAACTTCAGGTCTGAGTATGGAATGCCTGTAGTCTGATTAAACTGAATAGGTGCAACGCTTAGAGATCCCACGACATCGGATCGATCCTTAAACTCAGCTGTGCCGTCTGTGCGGATAAAGAATGCGCCTTGCTCTGTAAACTCTGCAACCTGTATAGCTGAAAGGCTAGAGCGTGTAGTGGCTGGATCAACCTGACAGGTAGTAGAGCCTGTGTCAACTATTCGCATATTGCTAGGGAAATCTACTTGATCGAGAATCTTATCAATGCGAGTGCCAGTAGTCTGGCCAGCAGTTGCATCTGTCACTGTAGAGACGTTAGCCATAGCAAATAGACGGAATGCATCCGAGCAGACAATATCGACGTAGCCTGTTTCTTGTCCCTGCGGATAGTAATAACGATAATCTTGCACGTATCCTGAAAATAGGAATTGTTGAGTGGTCGCAGTAGTTGCAGCTACACGAATCTTTCTCAATGGCGTTAAGAAGCCAAAGTAAGGACTTGATGCATTCTGTGGGTTAAAGTCAGAGTCAGGATCTAAGACGCGGACTGTACATGTGCCAGCCTCATAGGTGTCGCGCATAATGTTTCGGCCACGTCTAATTGTTATCTGTCGAGTGACATCGCTTAGATCTATAACAGGCTCTGGAATTTCTGAGCTTGCAAAGGTATTAATTCCAATTAGCCCATATTTAGGATCGCCAATAGTAAACGGATAGCCGAAGGTAGCACCTTGGCTAAAGTCAAAGGAGACCGAGATAGTGGCGGGAAGACTCATGCTGGGATGAAGCCTGCTGCTGCGAATCGGTTCGTGCGATTGACTGTGTTAAACGATCCAGAGAGTGAGTCATTAGTCTGTTGTTGCGTAATTACTGCGGCTACAGATTCACCAGCAACTTCTACCTTGATGTTGATTGCAGGCGGATTGACTCCAGCAACGACGCCAGCAGGCAAGCCACCCTGTTGTCCGAAAGTTGGTGGCATTGCATAGGCAGGTGGTACAAAATTTGGTACGGGCGTGCCTAGCATGTTTCCACCAAAATCAAGTTTAGGTATTGACCATTCTGAGAAAGGATTAGGCGCTTTAGGAGTGGCAAGCAAAGATGCACGCAGTTCATTGTTGCGCTTAATGGCTGTGTCTAATTGATCAGATAACTGTGTGGCTAGGGTTGCATTCCCATCAAGGATGGCCTTCTGCAATTGTAGAGACAGGCGATCGGTCTCGTTCAATTTACCTTTAAGCGCTGCCTCAATACCAATAGCCTCTAGGTTAAGAGTCTTTGAGGCCTTCTGTAAGGCTAGGGACTTCTTCTGTGTATCCAGAGTCTTCTTCTGAAGCGCCGCTAATTCCTTAGCACGCTTGGCGGCTGCTGCTTCTGCTGCTTTACGAGCTGCAGCGTTAGGATCAACAAAAGTTCCACCTAATGCAGATGAAGGATAGCCGCCCATGCCAGCCGTTGCTGCAGCACGAGCTCGTGCTGCTATTCGTTCTTCATGTCCAGTTAGACGATCAAGAAAATCAGTAATATCATCAGCAAAATTGTCTACCTTGCCGTAGCTTTCAGTACCAAAATTAATAACACCTTTCACTAATTTGGCCAATTCAGTAACTGCCTTTGCAGTATTCGAGGCCAGCGTCTCCATGCTTACTGCTAATTCGTCTACTGTTGTATCGCCAGATAAAATCATCAAAGCGTCAATTAAACCCTTACCAATAATTTCTGAAGCCTCGCCTGCTGCTGTGCCTAGCACTCCCATTTTGCCCGCGTAAGTGTCTAGATAGGCTGCATTAGCACCAGAGAACTGCTTATTAAGTTTCTCTTGTACATCTGCAAACTTCATAGTTTTAAGTTCAGATTGAGATAGTCCTAGAGAATACTTGCGAAGGCCGCGAGTCTGCCCGACGTAAGCCATAGTTAAGTCATTGACTACGGTTTGATAATCGACGCCTGAGCCCCTTGATATGTCAAGAGCTTGAGTAAGTAATTCTGTGGACTTGCCGACTGAGCCAGTCGTCTGTAATAGTTTTTGCATTGCTGGACGAAGCACGTCATCTGCAACGCCTGACGCTTTAGATAGGTTCGAAATAAATTCTTCAATACGTGGAGTCTCAAAAGCTAGGCCTAAATTCTTTACTGATACTGCAAGCTGTGAGGCTGCTTTTTCGTCTTCTATAAATGCCTTGGCGGCTTTTTTACCAAAATTAATTACTGCCGCAGTTGTAAGGGCAAGTCCTGCTGCTCCTGCTAGTTTCTTGACAGATGACTGGAGGCCTTTGACGCCTTTGTCGGCTTGCTTAAGACCTTTGTTATCAAAGATCGCTGCAATACGAATTGCTAGACTTGAATTAGCTGACATTAGCGACCTCTGTAATCTCTATTAACGCCCTTAGTAACTCTTATGGCGGTCGTCATTGACTTCTCAATCGCTTTTAGTACGGCCGCGTTAGTCTTGCCTTGATCTTCTGCCCATGCTCTAAATAAGAGACGACCTTTAGTCTTACGGGTTCGACGACCTGCAACGCCTGATTGCTGGCTATCGACCAAGGGTGGCAATGCGCCAATGAATTGACGACCAGCATAAGGGTTAGCAGATTGGCTTTTAGTCTTATCGCTACTGCGCTTCTGATATCCAGCCTTGCGTGCAGAACGTGTACCAGCATCTGTGTAGACGTCGACTAGCGGAGCTTGGGGTCTGCCGTCTGATCCTGAAAGACGTCCAGCAGTCTCATAGATCGATCCTGCTGCACTCTTATTAAAGATGGTCGCGATCGATCTGAATCCGCGCTTGTTAGGTTTAGATGGCGCTGTGCTATATCCAAGTCCACGCTTAATATCGCTAGAGCTGAAGACGCGATTTTCCCAGACGCCTACGGCTTTGCCCCATCCCGAAAGCGGGGCTTCGCTAGGTACGAATCCTTTAGCTTTGGTAGAAATAACTTTGAGAAGGGATCTAATCTCTTTCTCGGTTTCTTTTGCTAGTTCAGGCTGAACTTTTTTAAGTGCCTTGCGAAGTTCAAGTGCGCCTGTTACTTCTGTAGGCATCCTGTTGCTCCTTCGCTCGGTCTTTCAATGCTTTCAGAATCATCTGAAGCATCGATGGATCTAAATCAATTAAGTATTGTGGAGGGATAGCCGTCTCGATGCTCAAGCGAGCGATGAGATAGTGGATGCTATCCCTGCCTAGGCCAAAGGGTCTGACTCAGCAACCTCAACCGACTTGAGTTGATCGAGGAAGTCATTTCCAAATGGTTTGACTGTGGTTCCACTTAACCTAAGGCCTTCCCATGCAAGCCAATAGACATCTGATTGCTTTTCATCATCGCGAAACGCTTTGTGAAATCCCTTTTTAGCATATAGCTCGAACGCGTACTCAAGGCGAGGTGTGATCTCGATCTCGGTAACGCTGTTGTCTGCCATCGTGACTATTAACTTTGCCATGCTGTGCCCCTTTGTTTAGTTAGATTATGAAGTAGTGATTGCGATTGTGCCGTTGACATTGAATGTCACGCTTTGCATTGATAGATCAGCTACAGAACCATTGATGTCTGTTGTGCCGTTAATCAAGCATGTCATTGTGTATAGCGGGTTAGTCGCAGATGTAGCAGCCGATGTCTGCTTCATTGTGATTGTGGTTGATGTTCCCCATACAGCCTGCAAGGTCTGTAGAACCTCAGAAGATGCTGTGTCATTGAGAAAGTCGATTGTGACTGATGATGCTTCTAGACCCTTGACGAACTTATGGCCTGAGTCACCCATCGCTGTCACTTCTAGTTCATCGAATGCGCGATTAATTGTTACTGCTGTAACGTGGTCAGACAAGTCGACTGAATTGACTGTCAAGACTACGCCATTATTTAAGAATACAGCCATTGGATTATTCCTCGTCTTTCTTAGTAGTTACTGGCTTTGGTGCTGGTGTTGCTACCTGCCCGATTTTGATCAGGAAGGCGTCTCTTTCTTTTTCCCACTCGGACATGTTAGCTCCAACTCGTTAGGATTGATATGTTGATATTGCAAGTAAGTAGATCACCTGAGGCGGCGCTGAGTACGGCTGGAGCCGATACATCAGAGACGTTGTAGGTGTATGAAGATGCAGCGAGCAGGCTAAACACGCGCACGATGTCATCTTCAATTCCATTAAGGTTGCCTTCATTATCTAGCAACGGCACGAAGATCGACAGCTGAAAGTTAGCCATAGGAGCGATCGTGGTGTATGAATTATTAGAAGGCGTGATGTAAGGATCGCTAGGGCTGACTACGACGCTGTTAGCAATGACAGTAGAAGGCGGGAATGAGAAGACTGAATACTTTGTGTTATCTGTAAGAGCTGCTGCGATACCTGCGCGGAGTGTTGAGATGGCGGCCATTAGCCCACCATTGATCGCGGATCAAGATATGGAGCAAGTAAGCCACGAACGCGAGCAAGCAAAGTGTTGCCCATACGATACGGCGAAGGTGCGTAGCCATCGATGGTGACGCCGCCGCTTGATGGAGCTTGGCGAGACTGCCAGATGTCGATCGAAATCATGAGAGACGCTTCTTGAATCGCCGAAATCGTTGTGTAATCGACTGTGGCTACTGCTGCTACCCGTCCAAAAGGAGTCACTGTATGTTGAGGTTGCGCTGTCGGACTGCCTGTAACTGCATAAGTGATAGATGTGTTACTCATGCCAGTGATTGCCTTAGATCCATTATGAGGTGCGCCGTTACCACTGATCGTTACAGTTTGACCGACATAAAAGACATCCTTGATTGATTGCTCAAAATACAATGTGCCTTCTGTAGTTGTATTACTGTGTCCGACATTGAATGTGTAGTTATTCCATAGAAAGGGCAAGAGTACGTCATCTGCGGCATCGCAGACAGACTGCAAGACTGCATCAGTATAGAGAGTGCCAACGCCAAGGGCGGTGCGAAGCTCTGCAACTGTTGTCAATGCCATGCTCTTATCCTTTCTAAAGACTGGCAGGGTAGAAGGGCACTACCCTGCCAGCGACTTGGTGTGGCTTACGCCTTGTTATTCTTGAATGCGCCTGCTCCGACCTTGGTCGCGATTGCGCCGTAGCCGTAGTAGCCGATTGTTACCTGACCAGCAGCTGTTGACTCTGCGCGTAGTCGGTATGTTGGTGACTCGTACCATGTGTAAGCGTCTGGGTTGACGATGATGATTGATCCATCTGTGTCAGTTCCAGCAGCTGTGTTAGGTGTGACGTAGAGGTTAAGACCTGCAACGTTACCCTGTAGGGCTGTAGGTGATGCAACTCCGCCTGCGTTCTGTGGCTGTGAAGCTGTGTAGATCGGGCGTCCTGCATCGTTGAGTGTCATGATGTTAGACCACTGTGATGTGTTGACGATCATGTTACGAGCGAATGGATTTGGTAGGCCAAGTGTTGCACCATAGACAGAAGCTGCACCGCGAGCAACTACTCCGAGGAGTTCTGCTGCTGTTGGGTAGGTAACTGTTGTAGTTGCATCGGCTGTTGCGCCTGAGATAAGTGCTGCGTTAACTGCTGCATCTGTAGCCTTTGCGTATGCTGCGGCCATGTTGCGAACGAGTTCATCAAAGAATGCTGGAGATGTACGATCTAGCAATTCGACAGAGAATGTCTGTTGTCCAGCGTATTTCTTAACAGTTACTGAGAGGAAGTCTGATGTCTGATCTGTTTCGTTGAATGCATTACCTTGTGCTGTTTCTGCAACAGTTGGCATTGCTGTGATCTTTGGAATCTCGAAAGTCATACCTGCATCTGGAAGCACTCCGCGTGAGATTGCTTCGATCGATGGACGGATAGTTGTACCGAGAGGGTTGATGATCTCTGACAACTGACGTGTAGGAACGAGTCCTGGGTTATTGACTGTGCTATCTGCTGCTGCGATGTATTGACGAGCTGCGTCATCGCCCATTGCTGCGCGAATAGTGTTCTCTACATACTTTGCAGTTGTTAGTTCAATGCGTGGCTGTGTGTAAGCCATTGCTGTTACAGCAGGGCGAGCAGCTTCAACTGCGGCAGCCTCAACTGTAGGTGTTGCTTCGACTGCTGGAGTGTTTTCCACTGTGGCTGTCTCGCTTTCTGTTGGTTGGTTGGTTTCTGCAACTTCGGTTTCCGCTGTTGCGGTTTCTTCTGCTGCAATGCTAGTAATTTGAGCCGACTTGAATGCTGGCTCTGTGACGGCGCTGACCTCGCGCAAGATACTTGAAGTGACGTGTAGTACGCCATCTTTAGGTTTAGATGATTTTACTTCTACTCCAACACTCAGACCTGTGACCAGTCCTTCCTGTGCCATGAGTAAATAGTCTGTCGCTTTACTGCTGCGACTTAACTTGAAGGTAGCGTAAATGCCATCACCTTCACGAACTTCAAAACTTGAAGCCCGACCCAAAGGTTGCTTTATGTCATGCTGCGCTAATAGGCGCACAGACTTCGCATCAGGAATCTCTATTGAATCGGGTTCAAATACGACAGCGCCTGCGCTTGTGTTGCCAATTTCGCCTGTTCCCATAGGCACAATTTTGCCTGAGATTTCGCGAGTATCCATTGATGCAGTAAGTTCAGATGCTTCTAAAGTGAAGAAAGTTAGATCGGTCATTGCATGCCTTCGCTTCCGTTAGGTGTTAGGTCTGTCATCTCCATGGCTTGCTCTTGAGTGATTAACTGGAGATCAAGTAGTTCACGGATAATTGAGAGTTCTTTAAGTGGATCTGTGCGTAGGTAATTACTATCAAGATCAAATTTAACAATGTTGCCACGAGCTGTGATGTCATCCATTGAGAGACGATCTTCAATAGCGGATACGAAAGGCTGCAAAGATAGAGTCAGGAACTGAAGCCTCTCGTCTTGGACGTTGGCATACGTCATCGTCGTGTTCTGATCTGCTGAGACGTAATAAGGTGGGACGTTGCATAGACGAGCGATCTCAGTAGCAAGGTTCTGAATTGCCTCGTTGTACATCATGTCTTTAGGGCTAAATCCGACTGTCTCATAATTAAGAGTCGATGTCAGATAAGCGGTTGAACGATTTTGACGTGCTGACTTCCATGCTGCAAGTAATCCTTGAACTTCTACAGGTGGTAAATCCGCGCCTGTATTCTTAAGATATCCAGATGCCATTGGGGTTGCAGCAGCTATGACTGAAGCCTTCTGGATGTCTAGAGCTGCGCGGATAGTCGATGTGCCTGTGTTGAGAATGCCATCGCTGAGTGATTGGAATGTGATCAGTGAGCCAAGGCCGTCCATTGGTACAGTCGTACCATCGATGGCGTAAGACTTTACGAATACATTGTCACGATCAAGTGTTGCAGTTACGCGGCTGTTAGCAATCCACTCGAAGCGAGATGGTCGGCCATCCTCCTGGTAAGTCTCAACGACCTGCCAGAAGGCTTGTCCGTAAAATAGAAGCGAGTCAACTGTGTAAGCAATAGTTACAGAACGTGGCTGAGAATAGGAAGGTTGATCGAGCCAAAGTGGCTTGCCTAATTCTTCGCCAGTTGATTTCTTGTAAAGCTCTAAAGGGATCGTACCGATTGTGCCAGCAAGGAGATTGCGGCATCGAGCTAGTGCAGGAACTCCCATTGCTTCTGTGCGTCCAACATAGGCAAACTGGAATGGCATCGCATAAGGCGAATACTCACCCAGGACTTGAGGTGCGTACTGCGCTTCGACATTGGCCTTTGGTGTTGCACCTGTAAGGCGCGAGAGGATACCCATAGACCGCAATTATACACTACATGTTGTGTTATTCGGTGTAGATAGCCGCTACCTGTTGTGGTTTTAATAGCATAGATACAACCATTGCAAGACCAATAGGCGCTGAGATATCCCCTGCACTCTTACGCTTTACGATGCGCCATGATGAGTCATTGACTTTGGCCGCGCAGTTATTCATCTGCTGGATCAACTCAGCTTGGCCGTTATGCACTACTCGATGATTGACTAGACCATCAAGAAGGTCAGAGCATGCCTGATAAAATTGCTGACCTGACACGTCTTGCGTTACTTGTCCAGCATTGGCAAGGCGCTCGCTAATTGATTGCGTCGCGTACTTGTCGTAGCAGATCATCTTAGGTCGATATTGATCAGCCCATCCCTTGATGTCTGCTGCGATCTTTAAGTCATCGACCGAGACTTGGCTTTCCCACGTCTGGAGAATCCCGACGCCGATTCTTCCGTCACCCATAATCTGACCAGCAACGAGGCTCGCATTGCGGCGAGATGGAGATACATCGAAGCCAAATACTGTATAGCCACCGATCGGAATCTGGAGAGTGGAATCGGAGGTCTCCTCAAGTACGCCATGAGGCCATGGACTCTGTAGAGAATCAATCCATTGACATAGAAGTTCAGTCCGAGTGTCTTCAATCTTGTTAGTTGCCACAGCTTCTTCAAGTGATTCCTCCGTTATCGTATGACCAAGTGCAGGATTGGCTAGTGCCCATCCATTGCGGTCTGTGATCTTGCAGTATTGCGGTGCTGAGTATTCATAGAATCCAAAAGATTTTGGCGGTGACTCTAACGCACGCGTTCTTAAATTATTCAGGGTTTCTGAGAATGCATCACCAGCATTGCTACTTAAAAAGGTCTGACTGTTAGCCCTTGCACGAGTCGTAGGGATTGCAGCTGTGTAGCCTTCCTTGCTAATCTCTCGGACTTCATCGATCCAGAGAAAGTCTGCTGTGCGTCCACGAGATGAGTCACGAGTATCTGATACGAGGTCAAGTGTTGCTCCGTTCAAAAGCTCTATGCGCTCACCGCCGTTGGCGTATCGGATCGCTTTAGTACCAGCCTTTAAGTGTGGAGTGTTCTCGATAATCCAAGCAATCTCACGAAAGGTCATGAGGGCAGTCGCTCGATTGGAAGACATGATTAAATGCTTCATTTCGCCTCCATAGAACAGCCCCCAGATGACACGCATGCGTCCTAAATGGGACTTGCCATTCTGGCGTGCTACTAATAGCAAGCATGTCTTACGAATGTAATTGCCTTTAGCGTCCACACGCATCATGTCATCTAGAACCCACTTCTGCCACGGCATTAAGGGAGTTCCTAGATCAGTTGCGAGCTTGGCGATCTCATCTGATCGTGTCTTGCCCTTGAGAAGTGGACTGTGAAGCCTAGCCTTGATTGCCCCTCGTAGCGCTTGTTTACGAGCGCCCACTAGTCAGGACTATCTGTGACTGGTCGGGCGGTAAAGGGACTGTCTGGCATCGTTCTGGACTTCATCGGGGATATATTGGAAGAAAAGACAGGGGGGGTACGCATGGTTCTAAGAAAAGCCCCCTGTCCTCTTGATCCCTTGCGTGAGTTGCAAGCGACGCAACTAGCGACAAGATTCGATTGATCGACGGGGTCGCCCCCTGCTTTGATTGGGATGACGTGATCAGCTGTAGTTGCATCCTGCCCACAGTACACACACACATAGCCTGCCATCTGTAGGCATGCAAGCCTAGCCTTACGATAGGCACGAGAAAGTCGAGGATCACCACGCTTTGTACTCATTGCCATCCCTTAGTCTTTAGATGATGCAATGCACCACAGTAATTCGGCTCATCATACTCTGTCCATGAATACCGATATCCGACATAATGCCAATACATCCAGAACTGTTTGATTGGTGTTGACTTCTTAAGGCTCTCTGTCTTCATCTGATATAGACCATAGACACGCTTAGTACCATTGAGGTTACCTACTGCCTTATAGTCCCATCGAGACTCTCTATAGATGATCTCGTTATGACATGCCAATTGCTTATCAGTCAATTGATAGTTGGCTAATTGCTTAAGTTGCTTAATTGCTAGGTCATTCGCCTGTGCATCTAGGGGCATAGGCATAGATAGAGATATCCCAATAGCGAGGGCTATCAGGCAAGCTGCGCCTTTCAGGCTTGCCCTGAGCCCCTGATGGGCTCTAGCCCTGAGAGTACCAGACGTGTCAAGGACATCGGTATAAGTCCTGTTCAGAGGCGTGTCTGTCATCGATTGTCCGTACTATAGAATCCTGATCCCTTAAACGATACTCCGATAGAGCTGTAAACTTTGTGCATAGGTGAATGACAGAATGGGCATTCTAAGTCGTGTGGCTCATTAATTGATAGCCATTCTTCTACTCGTGCATTGCTTTCACACTTATCGTTGTCGCACTCGAACTCATAGGTTGGCATCTGGATCACTCTGACACATTCTGCATATCTGAGTAAACGCCCATGCGCCACACATACTGCATCTTATAGGCTCTAGTTTATCAACATCATTGGCATAATCCCCGTAACCTGCCAATAGCAATAGATTGACCAGATCACCAAGTCTCATGAATGCTAGGTAGTCCTCAGGACTCTTCTCCCCTTGTCCATTCAATCGACTCACTACCAGCGGCAAGTCACCAGCTTTACTTGCCCGTTTAGTGACCTGATCAATCCATGCCTTAGGCTGGAACGCCGATCTAGCTTTAACTTCCATGTCGAACGGGACATGAGTTATATCTTTTCCAGCCCCTCTACCGATGTCTGCATGTGGCCACCAAGCCGAAAGGTACTTGGCAACAACACGCTCTGTAGAGAATCCTCGGTACTTACGGCTTTGTGAGGCCATTGACGGCGTGGCATTTAGCGCATGACCAGCTCTTATTAGCCAAATTAACTCGGATGTCTTTGTAAGGTATTGCCTCATTACATAAGCAGCATCGAGTAGTGAACGTGAACTCCTCAAGAATTGCAATGATTTCCTTAGATCGATGTATCTCATCCTCGGTTGGGAATGACTCCCATTCGCCATCTTGATTCATAAACTGTAGTTTTCCCATTACACTCTCGCCTTCTGTCGTTGCCATGATCCATCTTTAGCGATCTCATACCAGATGACATCATTCGGTGATTCACATCGACCACCGATTTCACCTGTCACAGCTGCTTTGCACTTGAAGTGTCCCCATGGCTTGCCAGCCTTTGTCGTGCCTGTCTTCCACATCATGTTGCCATGTTGGCATCGGGGAATGTCCTTCTCTGTCTGGCCTCCAATGATTTCTTTCACCGTCGACACGGCTTCCTCCATTGTGGGCGGCATACTCGCTGACTTGATAGTCCATGGATCATCCTCTTTCACTACTGGAACGTAAGTACCTGAAGTCTCAGACATCTTAGCTTTGACTTCATCGATCGTTGCTTTTACTTCTTGCGACTTCGCGACTTTGCCCATTTCTTCTCGTGACGCTCGCTTTCCCTTTGTTGCATATCCTGCGTTAGCAAGCGCTCTACCGATAGCACTCGTCTCACAATTCTCCAACGCGCTTGTCGCATTGACGCCGCGTCCCTGAATAGTCTCTTCCGCGAGCCCTGTAGTCCATGGTCGAACATCTGCCTCTGTGCGATATACAGAAGCCTCAACAATAAAACGGCCAGAGGTTGAATCAAGCAACTTCGTGTGAATTTGTCCATCTGGGTGATCCTTCCAGAACTTAATAAGTCTTTCTTCTACTGTCTCGTAATCTTCCAGGTTAAACATATTGCTCGTCCTTTTCTGTAATGAGTTCGCAAGCTAGTGCAAGGTAAGCACACGCGTCGATATAGGAGTCAACGTGATCTGCTGTTTCTTGTAGTCTGGCAAGTTTAACTTCGACCATCGCCAGACATGCTTGATGGTCTGAGATTGGAGTTTCGAGCATTTGCTGGAGT